GCCATCGGGCGTTCTCAAAATACAATTTGCATCTCTGAGTCGGGGCTTTATGCCTTGATCTTCAAATCGAGGAAGGCGGTGGCGAAGGCGTTTCGCAAGTGGGTGACGGGGGAGGTGCTGCCGACAATCCGGAAGAATGGGGCTTACTCAGCGAATGGAGATCGTGTGCAGATGATTTTAGAAAAGGCTATAGTGGATGTCTATGAGGGGAATCTGTCTCTGGAAAAGGCTGCGGCGATCGTGAGCTTGGCGAATCAGTATTATCGGAATGAGAAGAAGATAACGCTAGAAATCCCCTGTGAGGAGGCGGGGGATTTTGGGGCTTTGGTGGCGGCGCTTTGGGCTAAGGATGCGCTGCGGGAGTGGACGAGTCGGGAAGTAAGGCAAGTGGCGCTGGAGGAGGGGCTTTTCTCAAGATGGCTCTCGCGGGAGACGGTGGATGGGCCGTCCGTGGGGTCTAGGCTTGGTTTATTGTGCGATCGATTCAATGGAAATATTTTTGAGGGGGTGCGCTTTGAGCGGTATGGGAGGAACAGAGGTCGGTATTTTATTTTGAGAAAGGAGAAATGATTATGGAAATAAGAAAAACACCAGTAACACGAGAGAAACCATACTATGAGTGGACTTTGCAGGAATCCACGGATTATCTGCGATGGATTTTGCGGGAGTTTCCGTTTGGGGATTGGAAGATGGTGACGATCCCGGAGCAGGATGGGGGCACGGGGGAGCCGATCAAGCAGAGCCGGTCGCAGGCGGTGCAGGTGGCTTCGATGTTGGCGTTGTTCTGCATGGCGCTGATCCCGAAAGGGGCCAACCGAATGGGTTTTATCTACAACGCGAACAGCCAGAGGTCTGGCAAGACGCTGCTGGCGAAGCTGGCGATCATGTCGGTGTGCGGGGTGTTCAAGGCGCAGCCATGGAAGAAAAACGAGGAGGATTTGAATAAGGTGCTAGATTCGGAAATGCTTGCTGGATCCATGTATATTTGCTTTGACAATGTGCGCGGATTTCTTGGGAGCCAGACATTGGAGGGTTTGATGACGGCTCCGCAGTGGACCGGTCGCGTGCTGGGGAAGACTCAGATGTTTACGGCGGAGAACCGCATGAATCTGTATATCACTGGGAACGACTGTATCGTAAGTCCTGACATGTCGCACCGGTGTTTGATTTGTGATTTGTATGTGGAGCAGGGAGATGTGCAGGAGCGTCAAGTCGAGAATTTGATCGATGAGGTGTGGTTGATGGATAGGGAAAATCGACGCAACATCTTGTCGGCGTTCTGGGGTTTGGTGCGCTCTTGGCATGATGCGGGGAGGCCGACTGCTTCGAGCTTTGGGTATAAACCGAGGCTGGGCTTCGAGCGTTGGGGGGAGATTATCGGCGGGATCGTGGGCCATGCGGGGTTTGGCAATCCTTTGGAGAGGGTTCAGTTAGATTCGGCTGGCGACTCTGAAGATAGGAATATCCGGAAGCTAATTGATCGGATGCGTGAAATGGCGCTTGGTGAAAGTCGCGGAGAATTTGATTTCCAGACAATTGTGGATTTTTGCAACGAGGAGGGGCTTTTTGATTGGATGCTCGATGGCAAGGACACAAATGAGGGATATAAACTCAACGCGGCATCAAAAAGTAAATTTGGGCTTACCTTGAAGCGATATGCAACACCAGTGAGTGGAGGGTATTGTGGGAAAAATAATGATAGAAGTCGCCCGCCGAGAAAATATCGCAGAACAACTCCAGAGGGATTTGAGGAGATTATATTGCTTGGGCAATATGGCGATGGGAGGCATCGCAAGTATTATATCGAGTGGGAGGTCATTCGCGGTGTTGTTGCTCGCGAAGTATCTGGGGCAGTCAAAACCGCAGCGTAACTCCAGCAAGTTTCAAGAAGGGTGACAGGATTCCCTGTCACCCTTTTCTTTTTTTCGGACCTTTTGCAACCTGCTACCGATCAGAGGTCAAAGAATATAGGGCATAGGTAGGGCATAGGTCTGTAGCAACCTATGCCCGAAAATGTCTTTGGGTTTCATTTGTTTATATTGAAAGGAATAGGTGGGCATAGGTAGGCATAGGTTTTTTTGCATATAAAAAAAATCAAAGAAATCGAGAAATAAAGATATTTTTTAGTCACTGGAAAAAAGCTATGCCTACCTATGCCTACCTGTCGTTCGTTGTGTTAGGTCATCAAGATTGGCTGTTTACATTGGGCATAGGTCTGCCAAGACCTACGCCTTGACCTATGCCTTTTCAACCACCACCGTGGTAAAGGAATCTTTTTTGCGCTGGAACTCGAAGGTTTCCCCAGAAAGGGTGCCAAGTTATCTGATGCCTTGGTTACAGGTTGACAAGTTACAGAGTGACTGGTGACGCAACTTTATGGAACAGGTTCAAGAATCCAAATCGCTGGTTGGCGAGATCGCAAAGTCCTGGGGGACATCGCGGGCCTATGTCTACAAGCTGGCGAAGAAGGGATGTCCAGTGGATTGCGTCGAGGCGGCCTCGGAATGGAGATCGGCGAATGCCAAGCTGGGCGTCGGATATCGAAGCCGCGGCGCTGGCGCTGCCGAAACCTTCTCGGAAAGGGATGTTGCAGGGGTGGGCGGTGGTGCAGGGGTCGCGGAACAACCAACCAACTGGGGTGCGGGGCCTCGCAAGTCTTACGCTAAGACTCGGGTGAATGTGAAAACAATTGAAAGGTCTTTGAAGCAAGCGATTGAGGTCGAGAGAATGGCGGCGGAGGTTGTGGAGGCTGCGCAGTCTAACCCGGAGAAGTTGGTTACGGCGATCAATGCCTACAACAAGGCGCTTGCGAATCGCATGGATGCGGAGAAGCGTGTGTTGGACTACCAGCAGGCGCGGAAGCTCTTGATTCCGCTGGATGCTGCGAAAGGTTTGATCAACCGGGCTTGGGTGCCGTTGTTGGCAAGATTGAGGTCCGCGCCGAAGCGGGCCGCGATGAAGGCGAATCCGAGCGACGATACGCTGGCCGAGGAGGTTTTCTCGGAGGAGATCGAATCGGCGATCGCGGAGGGCCAAGCATCGTATGCCGCGGTTTTCGCCTAACAAAGAAGTGGTCGATGCTCTGGCGTCGGCTATGGCTGCGGCACTAAGTCGCCCTCCGGAAATGACGGTATGGGAGTGGCTCGAGGAAAATGTCACGCTTACCGAGCGCGAGAGCCAAAGTGAGCCGGGAAGGTTTTCTACGCGAACAAGGCCCTACATGCGTGAGCCGTTGGACTGTTTCCGCGACAAGCGCGTGACGGACTTGGTTCTTTGTTTTGGCACACAAACAGGCAAGACGATGACTGTCATGGGCGGGGCAGGCTACCGGATTGCTGTCGATCCAATGAACGCCCTGTGGGTCATGCCGAACCGCGATCTTTGCAAAAGTTTCACGCAAAACCGATGGTTTCCGTTTATTGAAAATTGCGCTCCTTTAGCTGCAATGAAGCCTTCCGGAGCCGATCGCCATCTGTGGACGCGATTGGAGCAATTCTTTTCCAGGTCAACATTAGTGTGGTGCGGGTCAAACAGCCCGAGCCAACTTAGTTCTCGCCCGTGCGGCTTGGTCCTTATGGACGAAACAGATAAATTCGAGCTGAAAAGCGACCGCGAAGCCGGAGCTTTGCAGAACGCCGAAGAGCGCACGAAGTCCTTCCCGTATCCCCTACGGGTAAAAACAAGCACGCCCACCACGAAGCACGGCCAGATTTGGACCGAGTTCAAGATGGGCGACCAGCGATACTTTTATCTCCCCTGTCCGCACTGCAAGACCATGATCAAGCTCCTCTGGGGGCAAGTCCGCTGGTGGGAGGAAGACGAGAGCGAGAGCAAGACCGACGGCGATTGGGATCTCGAAAAAGTCCGGCGCAATACCTTCTACCGCTGCCAAGCCTGCGAAGGCAAAATCCTCGATGCCCAGAAGACCGCCATGCTCCGTCAAGGCGAATGGCGACCCGAGAATTCCCACGGGCTCCATGGCCGCCGCAGCTACCACCTTAATTCCCTCTACGCCCCCCTTAAGGAGACGCAATGGGGCAACCTTGCCGCGAAGTGGCTCATGACAAAAAGCAATCCCTCGCGCCGCCAAGCCTTCATCAACTCCACGCTCGCCGAGCCTTGGGACAACGAGCTTCTGGTCGATGACGAGACGATCACCGTCTCCAGCTACTCCGACGAACAACTCCCGCAGGACCGCATTCCCATCGCGACGATCGATGTGCAGGAAGGGCACTTCTGGATGGTCATTCGCGCGTGGGGCACTCCGAAAATGGAAGGAGGCCAGCAAAGCTGGCTGCTCTTTGAAGGGCGGGTGGACACCA